TCGTCTCTGAACATCACATCATCTCGTCTGCGAAGATCATTCTTCTGGGCAATCGGTTCCTGCCGAACTGCCTACCCAAAACGAACACGGCCATCGTCAGGTCCGCCCTCGCGGCGATGATCTTGAAATACCTCTCGTAGGGCCGGGTAATGGTATTGAGCAGATCGAGATGGAGTAGTTGCAGGGTCACCTCCATGCCGCTCGGGTCTAGGTCCTTGCCCAGATATTTCACCACCACGTTGCCGAGGTTGGACAGGGCGACGTTAGACCCCTCGGTCGGCATGCCGACGCTCGTCCTCAGGCCTTCCCAGAACATCCTGAGCGGCTGATAGGTGTTGCCAGCAAACACGATGGGGTCCTCGTGCTCCGCCCAGTACTTTTTAATGAGCGGGGTCTCGGTTAAGATCACGCTTTTTATCCACTTGCCGGCCTGGTACTGGCGATTCAGCATGTCGATGTAATCGAGATCGTAATTGATCACGTTTTTTAAAACCTCAGTTTGGGACTTCGACAAGAAATACCCTTTCCTGATAGACCGATTTGCGATTGTCATTTTGCGATCGAAACGTCCGGCCGCGGGTACGATCGCCATCGGTGTCAAGCACTACCTTGGCCTTTCGCCGATACTTCGCCTTGATCTGCGCATAGTTTCCCAGGGTCACAGATAAATGAATTTTGTCCATCGTGATGCCGTCCCCGCCGACCGGCGACCATGAGGTGATCGCCGACCCGTTGACGTAGATCACCGCCGACGCGACAAACACGTAGCGGTGCGGGAGGTCCCAATCCTGCCTCGCGTTGTCGCCGAGACCGACTATGATGGGCTCGGTCACTTCGAGAGTTCCGCCGCCGTCAAACCAAATTGGATTATCGCCTTGCGCGTAATCGAAAAACCCGGCGACCAGGTCCACGTCTTCGGCGAGTCCGGGAAAGGTCAGCTCCCATCGTTTCAAAGGGCGAGTGTACTGGCGCCGGTAAAGATAACTGCCCCCGCCGACAGAATCTTTCAGCGCTGGATTATTGGACTGGACTGGAATGATATGCGAAGGACTGGCGACAAGCGTCATCATGAAAAGGTGTCCTTATCTGCGCGGCGACATTCTTTGCTCTAATGACTGCATCCAGATACCCCTGTTATCCAGTTGATTTAGCCCGATCTGGATCACGTCCTCTTTTTTCATCGTCGGCTCTCGCGGGATAATGTCTCCGTTTATAGTTACCTTGATATTGGGCGCAGCATCCGGCAGCTTGCCCGAGCGGTTGGCCATGGCCAGCGTATCGGCACCGATGGAATCAACGGCCTTTTTCTGCATGACGAACTCGCCGCCGTGACCGATAAAGAGTCCGCCCCCGGCAAAGCTGGGAATTCTACCGCCGTGTTCAAAACCTAGATTGATTTCTCCACCAAGCGCTGAAGCACCCGACGCGGCGCTGGAGCCAAACGAACCGAATATGCTGCTGAGACCTTCGCCGAGCCATGACGAAACACTCTTGCCGAGACCTTCCGCCCATTTTTTTAATTGTTCATTGGCGGCGGTATCCAAAGCGCCGACCAGACCGGTGATAAACCCGGAGGCGATAGCCTTTAGCGGTGCCAGGATTGTTTTGTCGAAGATGACACCCTGCAATTCCAGCAGCATGTTGCGAACCAGGTTTTTCATGCCTTCGCCGATCGTCTGCTGGCCGGTCTCGATACCGAGCAAAGTATTTTTTAGCCCTTGCGTTAAAGAGTTCCCGATCTCTTCTCCTACCCGTTCAGCCGCTTGTATATTGAGCAGTTCGCGGAGTTGACTTTTCGCCTCCTCAAATTCCGGCCCCGATGTGAGATTTCTTAGCGCCTCGCGCAGAGCGCTGATTTTCGCCGACGTGGCGTCGAATCCGCTGCCCATCAAAGCCGCTTCCTTGTCTATGGCTTGAAAGGTGATGATTAGATCACCGGCGATTTGCTTCGCCTTGAGAGCTTCTTCATCCCAGGCGCGAAGCGCGTCGGTGGCATCGTCTTGATCGCGCTGTAACATGGCCGCGGCTTCGGCCGTGCGGCGAATCGTGTTTTCGTCCTGCGCTTTGAATGGCGCGAGTCCCGCCTTTTCCTGAGCCGCGCGTCCCTCGGCTGCGTCGGCTTCATCGATGGCGATACGCTCTAAAATTGTTTTTGTTTTGGCCAGCTCGACATTGAGCCCGAGGATGGTCGTTTTTAATTGATTGAATCTCTTCTCCGCATCGGGCGGGATTTTAAGATTGTCGGCGAGCAGCTTTGCCTTGAACGCGGCGAATTCCAGATCGAGCCCCAGCGCCTTGGCCGCTTGGCCGCCGCCCCCCATCTCAGTGATATTGACTCGCAGTGCGTCGGCCTGTTTTTGCAGGCCGGCGATGAAGGAATCGACTTCATTGGTCAATTTTTTGATCGCCGTTTCATCGACGGGCGGCTTAAATTTCGCTTGTTCCGTTGCCGGCGTGTGTGATTGCGGCGAAAGTAATTCATCGATCTGTCCTTGGATTTCCGCCTTATTGCCGAAAAACGAGCTTGCGAAAAATTGTTTAAATTTCAGATAGCCTAAAGTGGCTAACTGAATCATCTTCTCTAAATCATTTATTGTCTGCGCTAAATTACCTGCTGCGAAAACTTCGAATTTCTTGCTTAGGCGAGTCCACGCATCGCCGAAATTATCGATGGTCTCGATATCTTCATCGCTGATGCCGTTTCGTCTAAGCTCGGCTAGCCGGCCGGATATTTCTAGGATGGCCGGGCCGAGTTCGCGGAAAGATTTAGCGAGTAATGTTGAGCCTAGCGCGGCCCGATTGAGCGGATTGGATACGTTGCCTAGAGCATCAGTAATAAGTTTTAAAAATTCCTCGGTGTCGGCATTTCGTAGCTCGTCGAGATTTAAGCCGAGCGCTTTGACCGCCTGCGCCGCAGGGTCGCTTTCGTTTTTGATCCCGCCGAGATTTTTCTGGAGAGTGAAGATGCCTTTGGCGAAGGCATCAAGCGATGTCCCGCTCTCTTCGAGGACTGATTGAATTCCGCTAAGTGTCTGGCCGGAAATGCCAGTTTGCTGGGATAGATCTTTGAGTTGACCGCCGAGGGCAACGATATGTTTGCCGTAGGCGATGATAGCGCCGGCGCTAAAGGTCGAACCGAGAATCTTGCCAAAACTCTTGGCGAGATTTTCGACGTTGGAGAAGCCGGATTTAAAAACACCCTCCATCTCCTTGACATCGAGCCGCAGCTTGCCGAGGTCGGCGCGCATTTCGACCAGGAGCTGTCCAACCGTTCCTTTAGTTGCCATCGCTCGCTCCTGCTACCCTGCCAAAAAACCTATCAAGGAAATGTTCCGACTCTTCTTCTGAAAGGTATTTATTGCCTGGAGGAAACGGCAGCAGATCGACGAACTCCAGCGCCTGGCCGCTGCCGCGAAACATATTGGCCACCGTTGCCGTCAAAAGCGCGACGGGGCGCGCCCGGCGGTTCTCTCTTTCAATCCATTGTTCGGAAAGTAAACGCAGCTCGAATGGCGTGAGCGACCAGAATTCTTCTGAGGAAAGCCCTAAGTCTATTCGGGCGAAACTCCAGAGATCTGCGTCCCATTGAGTTTCGTCAAAAGATTTTTTTTTTCCTCAATGGCTGCTTCCTCTGTCTTGGGGTCGATTTTTAAATAAGTCTCGGTGATCACGCGGCAGGTAAGCTGGATCACGTCGCGCAAATCGAACGGCATGAGGCCGACCGCGGCGAGCGGCAAGTCTGGGTCTTCGTGCAGCATAGAGGCCCACAGGATCGCCTCGCAGAAGTCCATCCCGACATCGCCCTGCTCGACTTGCGGCAGCTCCTCCATCATGATGCGAAAAATGGCCTTGCGCGGTTGAAGACCGCGCGATTTGTTGATCTCGCGCTCGGCCGCCTTGAGCCCGCCAACCGTCAGCAACAATCGGCGCGGCTTGTCGAGCTCGATCTCTATCGGTTGAACGCCGGCGCGCATAATTAATAATTGAGAATTGACAATTGAGAATTATTCGGATCATTATCCATTATCAATTTTCCATTCTCCATTTTTTAAGGAAGTCCTGCCGTTCCTGTCGTTACCCGCGTGGGTGCGCCGCTGATCCGTACCGTGGCGCCCATGCGAATTGCCTTGGTGAAATCTAGATTCGGCGAGGGCGAGGTCAAAAAGCCGGGAAAACCCCAGCCATGCAGACCGCCCGGCAAAATAATGCCCCAAAGACGGACAGGCAGCGGCTCGGCTACCGCGTCATCGTAAAGCACGACATGGATCGGAATATTGATGATGTCCCAAAGCACTTCGAGCGGTAGCTCGCCGCCGTCGCGGAGCGTCGCCGCATATTCTTTATAACCGCCCGGTGAACTGTGGTTGGTGATCTCGTCGAAGTCCTGGCGGATCTGCGGTCCGGTCAAAACGGTGCATTGCGGGATTTCTTCATACGCCAAAGTCGATGGATTTTTCCGGTAAAGCTTGCTGCCCTTGGCCAGCATGTAGGTTGACATGATTTAAACTCCTTCAAAGCTGACTCGGCGCGCGATTGACGGCGACTTTGACAGATAGATCACTCATCACGATGGTGACTTTGCCGTTGGCGTCGGTGAAACCGGTCCCGTTGATGAGGATCGTTGCTTGGTCGCCGGCCGCCAGTGAATAAGGCCCGACATCGCCGACACGGTTGAGCGAGTCGGCTACGCTTTTAAGTGTCCAGGTAAAGGGGCTCGCGGCGTGGGTATTGCGGATGATCACGATCTCACGGCCGGTGTAGACGAATGAAACGCCATCTGTGGTGACCGTTGGCGCGACGAAGATATCGTCGAGAGAGTCGGCGGTCGGCGCCAGTGCCATGACCTTTTGCAGATTGCGAATCTCCGTCGCTTCGTTAAATGCTCGAACAGCCATGATTTAATTCCCCCATAAGAACCGGTAATCACCAAGGATCTGATGATTCGATTGCGTCTCGACATCGGCGGCGACGTAAATCGGCAACTCGTCTTCCATAAACACCCCGCCGATCGTGATGCCGCTTTGTACGTCCTGGTGATCTTCCCACGGTTTTAGAGCGCCGCGGACGGCGTCCGCCGTTTGTCGCGCGACCGAATAGGTCGGCGCAACCGCCGAGATTTGAAAGCGCGACTCTTCCGCGCCACAAGCGCCATCGTGAGAGTATTCCGGCAGGCGCGACGTTTGCTGATAGATAACCACGGGTAAAACAGCATTCTGTGGATAAGTGCTCGGATAGATGCGCGTGCCCACAAGCGCTGTGAGCGGTGGATAACCACGCAATTGGTTGACGATTACTTCTTCCAATGTCACGCGACTTCCTTTTCTAAATTCTCGCGAATGATCGCTTCAAATGCCGCCAGGCCTGGCCCCTTTTGCGATTCGAACGCCGGCGTCATCGAGGGCCGCGCGCCGAAATGTCTGATAACCGGCCCGCCCCGTTGCGAACGGTAAGGCGGGCCGAGCAACTTAAAGCCGAACTCCCACCAATAGGCGACATTGGCGTGCGTCACCGACCGCCCTTTTTCGTCGGTATCGAATATTTCCGTGGACGGGCCTATCTTCACAGTACCCGTAGAACCGCGCATCTTGACCGAGGTGACGACTTTCAGCCGC